CTTTTGGTTCTCAGGATCACATAAACAGGCCATTACTGGTTATCTGTTCGCTTTTTGCTCCGCAGCGAGTTTCTCTCGATGCCTACGATCAAATTGGGCTGCGGCAGTCGGGAATGCTCCTGACCAACCCTCCAATTGAAACGCTGGAGCGGATATTATGCGGTCGGCTTTGCTTCCGCACTCGCATTGAACTTGAACCAGCTCATAACTGACCAATTTCTCAATACGATGCCCGTTCTTACAGGCAAATTCATACATTCGGCGCATTTAATTCCTCATAAGCATCTGAGCTGACTTGCTTCAAGTTTTTCAGCCATAGCAAAATAGAAAGTTCGCCCTTCTTAAACCGTAAACTTTTCTCATCTTCAATTGCGGAAATATTATTCAACGCATTTATCATTTCTTCAATATCTTCCGTTAAGTCTAACCAGCCTTGGGTAGACATCATGGAAAATCGATCTTCATAGTATTTCTGTAATTCTGGAGCCATAAAATATTAGTTTTTACTTACCACAATTATAAGCTGAAAATACTATTTTGTTTGCCAAGGCATACCGGTTTGTTTAACTTCATTTTTGCGCAGTTTGTATGCAGCAAGTTCAGCATCAGCCGATTCTTCAGATTGTGTACCTACCAATTCTTTTACCCATGCTATAACGTCAGCCTCGGTCAAATCGGTGTAATCAATTGGATCGCCTTTAGGAGCAGGTAACGCAGTAAAGTAATTGTGCGTAAAACTATCAACACCATCTAACGCTGTGATAGTAAAAGCTACCGTTTGCACAATGCCTGATCCGTCGCGCACCATGTCAATAATTTTGTAGTCGTATGTATTCATTTTAGTTAATCACAATAAAGTTGACTCTTGTTGCTGCTGTTGGTGCAGTACTTGGATAAAGAGTAAATGAACCAGCCGCCGCAACAGCTTGGACGGATTTCATGGTTGCATCATTTGTTCCTACTGTGCAAATAATAATACTGTTTGCGGTTACTAAACTATTGGTCACTACTAAAGATGCGGCTGCTGTTGCAAAGTTTACTGTACCCGCATTTTTGTTAATTGTTTGCGCGCCATTTGTACCACTAGCTGTAACAGTTTTATCAAACTGCATATCGCCAGCAAAATAATTGGCAGCAGTACCGGCCATGTACAAATTATAGCGACCAGTAGCAGCAGGTATGTTTCCGTAAAATGCGTAGTTGTTAGTTGCCCCTATTAAAGAAGCCTCTACTAAAAAACCATACTGATTAGTCACAGCAGAACCAGCACCTATTGTTGATTGGTTAGCTGTAAAATGTGAAAGTGTTGGTAACGTAAAAGAAGCGGCAGCAGTTGAAACCGATGAAAAAAATGAGTCTGCTCTTGCGGTTACATCTGATGCAATACTGCTATTTGCGATAACTTGACGGATAGTTGTATTTCCAGTTGCATTTCCACCAATTCTTAAAATTTGTCCTGCTCCCGCACTAGTACCAATGCCAACCGCGCCAGCACTATCAATACGCATACGCTCAGTAGGAGATGACGCGCCATCGGCAGTAGTGCTAAATGTTAATCTAGTTGGCATATCGTTAGTGCCGGTAGCGCCGTCTACGGCAGCCGTAATCCTAGCTCCAGCGATATAGTTTGTTCCATCATACCCACTCCATTGGATATTGCCTATAGCATCACCAGATTGAACAATAGCCCCTGCTCTATCTTTTGAAAACAAAATATAAGGCGCACTTGAATCATTTGTCTTATTTCTTATTTGGTACTGAGGGCCAAAAGCAGTGCTACCAACCATAAGCCATGCAGGTCCAACCATTGATGCGCCCGCAAATGATGTTGCGCCTTGAACAATGCTTCCTGAGGCATCAATCACAAACGGCGTACTATCAGGACTAGCACTATCCTCTACTACTAGAGCATTACCCGATCCAGTTTGTGTAATACGCAAAGCGTCAGCTGATGATGAACTTGTAATTACAGAATTGGGGGCAGTAAACGTAGTTCCATCAAACGTTAATGCAGAAGACCCAGCAAAAGTCCCATTATTGTTATATTGAATCTGAGTATCTGATCCAGCAGGTACATTGCCACCACCGCTGTTGATAATGACTCGTAAACGATCCGTAATGTCCGGCGGTAATATCTCGCCAGCATTAACTTCACGACCATTTGATAGCGTGATGATTAAGCTATTGTCGAAGTCGATACGTATATCAGCGATTGATATACCGTCAGCGCCATCCAGACCGTTGATGCCATCGATGCCATCGCGGCCATCGCGCCCTGGCATTCCATCATTACCGTTACGACCATTTAGGCCATCCATACCATCACGGCCATCTTGAATCCTAGCAATGCGATTCTCTAGCATTGCGTAGATATCGTCGTACTTGCCTTCCAAGTCTCCCTTCATTTTTTGAAGTGCTTGGATAACAGCCTGTGCGCTCTCACCCGCTTTTTTCTTTTGCAGCATGCGTAATTCAGAGACTGAGCTGTTTACAGAATCAAATAGCTCATCGGAAAACTGATTTGCGTTAAATACTTTTTCGATATCCATCACTGCATCCTTTTCTGCAATTCATTGAGAAAGTCATTTTCAACATTAATGACATTATCTTGTGCTTTTCCGTGTTCTCTTGACATCTGCAACTCAACAATCTTGGACTTGTTCTTAATATCCGCTTCTTTAAGCATCAAATCGGCGATTCTTACGCGCTTGTCAAACTCTTTAGACGCCAAATCTGCTTGATTAGGAAGGTTAGCTGTCAATCCTTGCTGAATCTTAGCCTGTACTTCCAATGGTTTTAGCTTGGTATCGATCATAATCTTCGTAGCTTCAGCACGATTCTGTTCTGCTTGCGTAGTATTGACCGCAATCTGTGCTTGAGCTGCTTGTAAGGCTAATTGCTCTTGAATCTGCTGTTTCTGCTGCGCTTGTGGATCAACTTGACCCATCTGATCTAGACGTTGCATCAGTTCGGCACGGTTCGATAGCGAACTATTAGCAACAATGCCCTTCAAAATGATCGGCAGCACTGGCGTATTTGGCCCCAACGTCTGAAGCAAACTAATAAACTGCGCTTGCTCGTACTCACGCGCAATAATACCTAATGTAGCGGTAGGAATGAAAACCATATCCACCGATGGATACCGTTCGGGATCAAACTGCATAAAGCGGTACGCTGCTTTGTTGATAAACGGGATCAAGAAGTCTTCTTGGAAGTTCACTAACGTGCGTTTGTACTTCTTGATAATCGAGGCCACCGCCATCGACATGCCCGTACCAGCTGCATCTCGTCCAACAGCAGACACCATGCCGTTTGAGTCCAACGTGCCGGTCGCTTGCAAAAGCATTTGCTGGAACTTCTCAGCTGTGGTGATGCTTGATCCATCAGTCTGACCAAACTTGAATGGGTATAGAATCTCGTTCGGATTACCGTTGGTGTAAATAGCCTTGCCAGGTTGCACTGTTAGCTTTGCACCCCGTGGCAGTCGTGTCGCATCTACTGCCATCATGGGTGAAGCGGTTAACGCCAGCGAATCCAGATGCGTTCTTACCTGCGCATCAATGGATTTTTGCATGTTGTAGGCTTTTTCAATCGTCCCACGGCCTGGCAATCTATTAGGCACAGTATCGGCCTTATACGTAATGACTGGCCGATCCTTCATCATGTATGGGCTTTCTTCAGCCTTTAATAACAGACCATCGTTGGCGATAACAACAATCGCCTCAACCATGTCTTGATAATCTTCAGCTGCTGAATCGTCCGGAAACAGCTCAACGATCTCTTCGCCATCCGTCTCTTCTACTTTTTTCAGATACTCTCTAGGTACCAGACCGTAGTAGGTAAGCAATAACACCTTTTCATCGTGAAACTGACTTATCTCTTGTGTTGGCTCTAGGCTGGCGTCGTCATAGGTAGGAACAATATCCACCTTGCGATAGATGCCATTCTCAATGCCCCGCACTATCTTGTGGATCGATACGTACTTCTCAATGGCCACACCCATGCAATCATCAACCGTCGTGCCATTGGGGTCCCATAAGAAGTTCTTAGGGTTGATCGGCATCGGCTTAATCGATACACGCATCTTTTCAGTCGTGCCAATGGCTGCTTGTGGCTGCCCTGGCATCGGCATCGTCGCTGGAACGAGTTCCTTCTCCATCGAGGTCGTAATCTCAGCAATGCCGGTGCCATAAATCTCAGCCAACAGCACTACTTGGTCAACGTGTTTGCGCAACTTATCACGCTTGAAGTCTTCCATCATCTGGAGCTTCAAGAACTCGATATCCATTGGGTCGCCGTTGACATCCTTGATATCATCTTTGATGTCAAAGAACTCGCCAGAACCAAAGATCGCTTCGATAATCTCTGCATGGCGAGTTTCTACCGCTTGTTGGGTAGCTGGCGTTACGATGCGTGAGCGTTCAGAGTCTCTCGTCTTGTCTTCGGAAGCCCATTGGCCACGGAAGATGCGCTCATACTCTTCCCAGTCAGATAGGAAGTTAGCGTCTCGATAGTTGCGCCACCTATCGCAGTGATCCACCACAAAATCGACTAGTTCTTTGTCGTTTTCTGTGGGTTGATCGAAGTCATTTTGATCCATTTATACACCCGAAATAATGTCCACCGGCTCCCAATCATCCGATTCATCCTCTTGCATGTAGGATGTTACCGCTAATTGGTCGATATAAGACAAGGCATCAGGCAGATCATCATGCACCCCTTGTGCAGGAAACATTAGCATCTGATCCAAAAATACGTCCCAATCCTCGTCTGAATTAAGCACTATCCGTCCATGCTCAAAACGCCCTTGGAGGCTCCAGATTATCCGGTCAGCCTTTTTCCGGTTACCATGCGTTAGGTCAACTATGTGAGAATATACATTATTTTTACGCATTAAGTCACTTAAATAGGGTAGAACGGCGTTTTTTAGCGCTCCTCGCTCAATCCCAATCGACATCGGTCGGTAGTCACGTATGGCCATCAGTATCTTAGACGCTGTCTCACGGATATCCCACCGGCCATGCTCGATCTTCTTAATCCACCATTTGCCCTCGTCTGTCACCTTGACGATCGCAATGGCTGACTCATCTAGGCGCTTCTTAGAATTCGCCGCTTGTCGTGCCACTTCTTCAAATCCGGCCAAGTCCACTGCTATGAAGTAGCTGCCTTGCGTTGGCTCTTCGCCGTACTTGATCCACTCTTCTTTGAATATGTTCGAGCCAGCATTACTAAAGCTGGCCATATATTCCTGCTTAAACGCAAAGCTGGACAGCGTCTTCTTAGCCGACTCGATCTCTTCCGGATCAATTAACGGGTTGTCCTTGGTGGTGAAGTGCCAGCTCTTCCAATCCGGATCGTAGTTCTTATCATCTTTGTCAACGTCACCTAAGTTGTACAAGTCATAGAACCAATTTCTACCCTTGGGCGTACCAATGAACATGGCGCGACCCTTCTTGTCTGACAAGGAGGCTCGGATAACTTGCTCCCATGTCTCTGGCTTAATGTCAGCCACCTCGTCCAGCACGGCATAGGTCAAGGACACACCGCGCAGGGTATCGGGTCGATCAGCGCCACGAACGTAAATAGCCGCACCATTGATTAGGGTAATGTCTTGGTTGTTGATGTGACTGTTGGCGATCACATCCCGCCCCAGATCCATTAGGACGCTCCAGATAATCTGCCTAGCCTGACCGTTGGTGGGTGCTACGTACAGCACAGCCGATCCAGCGGGACACTTTAGCCCTTCCAACAGCAAGGTAGTGGCCGCTAACCTAGACTTGCCGCATCGACGGCCAGCAGCAATCACTTTGAATCGGGTTGGGTCAGCAAACACCTGCTCTTGCCACGGCAGGAACTGAAAGTGTACGTCAGACATCAGTGGCCTCTACGTCCGTTATGTTGTCGTCTGGCGGGGAGTCAATCACTGTTGGAGCGCCTAGCGTTGATATAGTGATGTTAATCGCACTGCGTTGCGCGGCAGTCTTCTCAAACAGGCTGGCCGGTAGCGCGCGATCCATGCACATCTTAAGTGCTGCCATCTGCCCTGGGTGCCCATCTTCCAAGGCAATGTCCAACACCTTCTGGACTACATGCTCACCTTGGCCTTCGATCAGCATGCGCTTTAGTTCTTTGATGCGCTGCGTATCAGTCTTAGCAAGCGTCGTTGGCATGACGTAAGGCGGGTCTTTGATTGGTGCTGGCATTGCTTTTCTCCTTTAATTGGAAGCAATCGGATTGTATAGCTTTTTTTGCTATTTTGCTTTTTTTGTGGGTAGGGGGCACCCGCAAATATTACAAGCCGGCCATACCCCCTCCCCCCCCATGCCAAAAAAGCAACAGAATCATAGCCAAAACCTATCAGTCGCATTTTACATAATGCTAGTTCAGCGACATTATGGCCGGAAAATAGCCTGGCTGATAGGCAAAATCTATATGGGCGGGAGGATATGCAGCCTGGATACCGAAAGAGAGGGTCTATCTGATCCTAATTAAATTGTGTCTGGGAGGGGCGCCTTCATGACACAATTCGCAAAGCATTATTTAATATGATCTGACCCTAATATTTTTACTAAATTAGATATACACAAATCAATATCATCGCCTTTCACCATACCCAAATCATATAACTGACGATATAGATCGATCAAGTTATGAAAGCCGATTGACATGTCGCCCGCGCCAGCGGCCGCAATAACGGCGGCCTGACTATCGGATATCTGACGTTGAAATCTGCGTGTTCTAATTGACGGTGGTCTACCAGGCTTAAATCTTGTCATAATAGTATGCACGTCATGCACGTCATCGAAAAGCGGATTTTGAATCGCACGACCCCTTTTGTACAGTACTTTCTAGCGTGGCCTGTACGTATACATGTACGGATATACAGTACTGTATAAAGTAATTTGTGACTTGTGATATTTGATGACTGTCTGACGTGCATAAAGCAAAAAATCCAGTATTCATGCGCTATCTCGGGCGTTTTATGCTCTTTGCTCGATGACGTGCACAATGACTGTCAATGACTGTCAAGACCCACTAACTTGTAGGGTTATTCAAAATAATTCTGTACACCATAAAATAATGTTTTATAATAGCTCTACCGCAGCAAGAAAGCGGGCCAATAAACCGAGGGGTAACAAAATGACAGCTAATCAATCTCAAGCTCAAGAAAATCTGAATAAAGCATATTTCGCAATGGAAAAGAATCCAGGCAATCAAGTATTAGCAGACGCATACTGGGCCGCGCGTGATGCACTCTGCGCTGCGCTAATGACTCAATCTAATTAATAAGGAAAATCAAAATGAAGAAAATTACTATTGCTCAATCAAAGCGCATTGCGCGCGGAGTAATCAGATATGCGAATAGCGTCGGCTATTCACGCTCCATCGATTTTAATGCGCAAATAGACGGACATTTATCCGAGATAGGCCTGGGATGGATTCTAAAATCAGGTACGTATATTGACGGACTCGATTGTCAATTTATCGGCGCGTTGTCTAAGACAATTCGCGCAAATGCGATCTCTATCTACTAACGAGGGAAAATCAAATGCAAAAGCTCAATTTAATCACAGCTATATTAGCTGGTGCTGGAATCGGAGTGCTGTGCATAGGCGCAGCGGAAAATATATTTAATCCTAGTGAGTGCGTGGTTGGCGGTATCGCATGCGCGCTCTCGTTCATCGTATCAATTACTTGGAAGCAATAACTATGAAAATTACTCTATCAGTTTATGATTTCCGCGATGCCTTTGCGCGCGCAGGCCGCAAAGATCAATTCAGTTATGAGGCGCTCGGTCTTATCTTTGAATATCTAGAAGACCAAGAGCGAGACTTAGGCGAAGAATATGACCTAGACGTCGTGGGCCTTTGTTGCGAATTATCTGAGGAAACGCCGGAGGAAATAGCGCGTAATTACTCAATTGATTTAGAAGACGACGGAAACGAGCTTAATAACGTCTTAGATTATTTGCACGATGAAACGACAATTATCGGTACCACCGACGCCGGCGCTATTGTTTACGTTCAATTTTAAACAAGGGGATTTTATGAACACAATAAACGTAGACGGCACTACGTATAAACTGAAATTCGACCGCGATCCACTCGAAATAATCAAGCTGGCGAGAAAAGCGTATCGGCCAAAAAAACCTAAAGATATCCGCAAGTTTCCAAAATGCGCGCCGGATTGCCCAACTGCCGTTTATATCCGCGAATTTGACCGGATTAACATGCTACGCGCCGTTGACTATATCGGCGCAAGTGAAACAAGTACGCCACAATATGATCCATCAATCCCACTATTTGAAATTTTACCGGACGAGATAACAATATGAATTACGACTTAGCAGAAAAAGAAAATTTCATTGTTTATACTTTGGCCGGTATAACGTACCTGCCACACTATATAAAGAAAAACTCTTATGTAAAGCCAGGTTATGGGCGCCAACACTATTGCGAGTTTACAGCGGCTCAGTTAGTCAACGCGGGTGCTATAACGTTAACTGAGCACTTATTTTCACGTATAGGGGGCGTTAATGGGCAAGCTTAAAGAATCATTAATCGACGTGCGTTCGCCGTGGTGGCCGCAACACTTAGAAGTTTACGAATACGAGTACGATACAGGGGTGCTGTTATGTTTTCTGGAATATAGCGCGCCCGATAAGACTGTAGGCTATAACGGTGGCGCCTGGCTAGTGCATGCGTATGCTGGAGGGGTTGACGTTATAACCCTGCTAAAAGATAACGTAATTAAAGCTATTGAGGCCCTCGCATGTTCGTCATTATCGCTAAAGTAATATCCGTTTTAGTTATCCTAATGCGTCGCATATAATCCGCTTACAGAACATCCTCTTTGGCCCGCCGTTATAGCGGGCCTTTTTTTATCCGCTTATTTAACGCTAACTAGTTTAGGCGCCGGCGTTTCTTCTACCAGGCGTCGGAGTTCCGCTTTCGGTTTATCGGCCATATCGGCCGCTGCGTATATCTGTCTTTTGGTTGTCAGTTCACGTGTATTAATTCGCCCGCAATCAATCCAACCAGCTTCGCGTAGCGCATGCAATAGCGCCGCCGGTGGGATTCTTACGCCAGATGGCGCGCCACCTGCTAGCCGGTCGCACAATGGAAAGAAGGGCGAAGCGATTACTCCGCTTGCGAACTCGCCTAGCCGATTCGATATCAGATCAATCAGGTACGACTCGGCCATTGAGCGCCCTTGATCGATCATAATCGCTTTTGCTTCAGTCATTGGCGGAGTACCGGCCGGATTGAACGCGCTAACGTCCCGTTTAGCTAAGTAATCAGCGACCGCTGCGAACCCGTTTTGCGTTTGATACCAGCGCCATAATGCCAGGGCGTCAGTTTCAGGCAAGCGGCCCTCGTCAGACCATACACAGAACCATCGGCGGTCGTCAGAGGGGATACTGATAGCTGCCCTCTCGTTTGAGAAAGCGATAACGAAAACGCGATTCAGGGCCTGATAAGGGTGTAAGCCTTTTCGGTTAACCGATAAATACTCAGGAGGCGCCGCGATAATCGGCTTAAGCGCGTTTTCTAATGCGCGCCGGTCCTTCGCTTCGCTCTGTCTTAGTTCAGCAATCTCCATTACTTCGCACTCTAAGGCGTAACCCCATTGTGAATTCAGGTCTTCGTTACGGACTAGGCTACAGTTCAGTTTTGATTCACCACCGATAGACCAGAAAAATGGTGCCAGCATAGTGTCTTTGCCGGATCCAGGGTGCCCACCGATTAGAATCGCGTGATTGATTTTCCGGTTCGGGTTTTGTACTTTGTACGCCAGTGCATTTAAAAAATGCTCACGCTCGAACTCAATGGGTATCATCCGGTTAACGTGAGCTAACCATAGGTTTACATCTCCCGCTTTGCCCGCTGGCCTTGCGTTTACCCATCGGTTGCCGTGCGTGCCGTTAACGATCACCGGCTCACCGGCGGCGTAGGTTATGCCTTGCAAGGCTAAAGCGCCCTTGTTAGCTCGGTTTTCGTCAAAGCAGGTAGATGCTTCGATCTTGCCGTTGTTGTGTATCGAGTTGCAGCCAATGTGTCGATACAGCGCGTTAAACGTACTGCGCCCCAGTTCACGACGAGTTATCAGGTCGAAATAGGCGTCGTCTTCCTGAACGTAAGCATAACGCTCATACCATGCAGCCTTTTCATCTCTGGCGCTCTGTTTGCGATCTGACTCAGCAATGATTATCTCGGTAGCATCGGGAAAGTCGTCGGTAGGCGTCAGTTTAGCTAATGCGGCGTCCATCGCTTTGGTTAGTAGCCCCTCACGTAAACCTGGCACGTGAGCTGGCCCTCCGTTAGCAGCTACCCAATCCAGAAATGCTTTAGAACCAAAACCTAAACAGTGCCCGTGATAACAGCAGAACGCACGGTTAACCGGCATGTAACGCGCTTCAGGGTTACCGTCGGAATGCTCACCGGCATTCGGACAATGTACGGACAGCCAGCCCTCGGCGTTGGTTTTCGAGTAGACCATACCCTGCGCTGACAGCCAAGCCATAACGTCGTCGTTGCCGTCGTCGGTTAAGCGGATAGCTGATGGGCCATCGCTGACAGCTTCGCTCGGTGTTACTTCACAGGCTGCGCAGATTTGCTCTAAGGTGTACTCGCGCTCAGGGTGGAACTCAACTAAGCGCGCAACGAAATTACCACGCTTGAAGTTAACCGCGCCAGGTAAACGGAAGTTGCGCACTGGATTATTAGCGCCAGGGTCGGTATAACCGGCGGCTGCCAATGCGTTAACGGCTGCGCAGAACTCACCCTTTGGCGGCTGCTCTGAGAATGCGTAACCCCATTGATAGTTGCCCTCAGACGTCTCGATAATCCACGTAGGGGCTAATGGTGGGGTTTTGGATTTGGTACCGATGTCGTCTAGCATCATCGCTAACACGTACTCGACATGATGCTTAGAGGCTGAGGGTTTATTCTTATCTAGCCGGTCGCTAATAAACGATCCGGTATTGCCGAACCACGCTTGACCTTCTTTAACTAGGCTTGGGTTTGGTAAAAATGACGGCCAAGTGGCTTTGATTGCGCCGTCAGCGTGGAATTGAATCTCGCCGTTTTGTAAAATAGGCTTTTGTCGTACAAATAGCGCCGTTTCACCCTCTGGCGCTAGACTCAGGAGATAATCCAGAAATTGCATCTATTCCCCTCCGTTGTGTTTAGACCGCCCCGCTAGGCGGTCTTTTTTTATAGTGAACAAACGCGGCAAGTAGTATTGCGTTTGTATTCTCGTAGTTTGCGGCCAGATTTAAACTCCTCGCCAAGCGATTCTAAATCAGCGGGCCAAGTATCGCGGCCTGGACTACGGAACGTATGGCCTAAATCTTTTTCTAGTTGTACACCACGTGCCCAAATAACGGGGTAATTGTTATACAAGTCGCGCCATTCGCCCAAACGCTGATACGGACAGAATGCGCAGTCGGTGCGTACTGGGATACTTACTCCACGGCTTTCAAGATACTTCCAGACGTCTTCCTCTTTCCAGCCCCATTCGCGCATCGGAAAACGTATTGATATGTCTTCCCCGTACAAGCCACGTCGGGCTTCTTCATCCGCACGTAAACCCACGTACAGAACTGAATCATCCGAAAGATCATCCATGTACTTAATGGTCGGCTCAATTTTTAAGACTCGCGTACACCAACGGGCAAACACGCTGGGAAGCATATTCATCTCTTTGATTGTGCCCTCAAGATCATGCTTGTAACGCACCCGCTTGATCGGTTTCCCCAGCATTTCCTCTAGTTTTTTCCAGTGGTCGTGCATTTCAGGCAGCTCATTACCTGTTTCGTTACAGATATATTCGTAATCACGTGGCTCAATCTCAGCCAAACGAAGCGCCAAAGCGGTACTATCTTTCCCGCCAGATAATCCAACAACATGGGTCATTTTCCGTACCTCGCCATAATTTCAGTTTCTGCATTCAATGGTAAACCCGCCGCCCAATCGGGCGGGGTACACATAACATCACGGAGTTTTGCAGCTGACAGTTCGGGTGTATTGGACTCTAGGACAATTTCATCGTGTACATGCAAGACTACATTATCCAGTTGGCGTAAAGAGTGCCGTAGCAAGTCGTTTGCGATTGCTTGCGTAATATTCTCACAGGCTAGACCCTTCCACAAGCGCGCCCTCGGCCATTCTTTTGCATCAGCTGCCGGTTTCCATGCAGCCTTTACATAACTGACACCATCGGCTTCTAGTTTAGCAAACGGATAGCACAGGATGCGGCCAGATGGCAGCGCGTACCACAAATGCTGCTTATCAAACAGGTACGTTACCCGACCGGCGGTGAATTCTCGGTTTGGATTTCGCATAGCGCGCATGTAGGCGCTCTCTAGCTTTGCCCAATACGACACCGCCCACTGATTTGACCGACGCCAAGCGTCAACGATACGCCGCGCATCGGACTCCGGCACATGCAGACCATAAGCGCGACCCATAGCAGCGAAAGCGCCGATGCCACCGGCAAAGCCAAGGGATAGAATAGCGACCTTGCCGATCTGGCGCTGGTCTTTGGTTATCTTATCTTCAGGTACTCGGTAGATACCGGCGGCTTCGCGGATGTAGATGTCACGGCCATCACGAAATACGTCTAGGACGTCTTCGGCTTGTTGGTCAGCTGACGCCCACGCAGTCACACGGGCTTCAACGGCTGACCAATCAGAGACAACGAACGAATGGCCGTCTTCTGGAATTAGTGCGGGCCGGAGCATGCCTTTAAGAACATCTGTAACCCGTTTTCCAAATCTTGGGACGATTGAGTGTCCACGTACCATAGCGTGGCGTACTCCGTCGGGGTCGTCGGCGCACTTTCGCGTGAAGTTGTGGACTTGCGCCCCATACGATGAAGCTCGTCCTGTAGCGCTTCCTCCAGCGAAGACGAAGGCCCCACGGACACGGTGATCTTCGACGTCAGCAAGGCCCGAAAGGCGGCTGAACTTCGCAACAGATGACGCCCAAAGATCATCTGCGCATTGGATGACTTCAGCGACAGCGGCCGGAATCTCATCGGGGTTCTCCTTTGCAAAAACTAGTAAGTTAGCTCGAACTGATTTATCGATACTGTACTTCAGTTCGTCATCCTTGTAGGTTTCCATCAGCTTCAGTGCTTGCGGCCCGATTCTGGCCATAACCCACTGTTTCATTTTCGGGCTGCGCACCGAGGTGATTTCTTTTTCGGTGATCTCTTCGACAATACCCTCGATCTCTTCGAGTTCAACCGATGCGTATTCGATCGCAGCATGCGCCAATCGCAGATCGAGCTTAACGC